CTCCTTGGCCCACTCGTAGCCGTCCTGACCACCGGCGTGCTTCGGCTCGTAGCCGGGCGTCCCGCCGTTGTCCCTCTTGCCATTGTCCTGGTTACCGTGCTTGCCCATGATAGTCTCCCTTGAGATAGTCTTTCAACGAGATGCCTGCGGCACCCCAGCATTCAGGAAAGATCTCGATATCCGTAGGAGTGGGGATGCCGTTGTACCCCATCTCCATCACCTCTCGTACGTACGCCACCACTTCTTCCAGCTTGTCGACCGGAACGTCCAACAGGATCTCGTCGTGCATGGTTATGATGAGGTAGTCGTCGTACCTCTCCGAGATCCGCAGGGCCCGCTCCATGAGCAGGTCCCTTGCGGTACCCTGGCACATGCTGTTGATCGCCTTGTACCTGCGCTCGTCATCCTGCGGGACATACCTGCCGGACTCCAGCTTGATGACCGGCAGCTGCTGGAGGTACTTGGCGTACTCGTTGATCGCGGGTGCAACCCGCTTCCAGGAGTTCCGGATCTCCCGGATGTCCGCCCTGGTCACATCAGCCCAACCATCCAGGTACTTGGCCTGCTTCTCCAGCGTGGCCTCCCCCGACCCATACAGTGTACCGAGGATGCCGCGCTTGATCTTCTTGCGCTGCAAGGGTGTGTACTTGGGGCCGAAGACTGCATTGGCCGCAGCGGAGTAGACATCAATCCCGTTCAGCAGATCCGGGATCAGATTCCGCTCCTCGGCCAAACCCACAGCAACACGTGGTTCGATCTGGCCGAGGTCGGCAGACACCAGCACGTTCCCGTCCCGGGGGACGATAACACTACGGCTGGGATTGTTACCGCTGACTGTCTGGACCGCTGGTTGGGTCACACTCCACCGGCCGGTCACTGTCCCCAAAGTACTGATCGAGGAATGCACCAAGTCCGAGCTGTCGATAAAACCGCTCAAGGTCGCCAGGAATGTGGCCACATTGTAGTTCTCCGCCACGGCCATCAAAAGCTTCAGTGGCTCGTTGTCCGGGTACTGCTCCGCCAGCTCCTCGATCACCTTCGAGGTGAGTTGCCATTGTCCCTCCGGGAACTTAGTGCTTGGCTCGGTGCGCTTCGTCAGTTTCACACCACTGGATAACAGGACATCTGCTCGCTTCGGACTCCCCGCAACACACTGGTACGAGCTCTCCCACTTCTCGCGGGCTTGCGCAAGGCGCCCACCCCATTCGGTAAGCAATACAGACAACCGGCCATGAGAGGTCTTCATCCCCCGGATTCTCATCCGGGTGGCCATGGCCCTGATCCTGCACTCGTTCCGCCATGCTCGGTACACCCCTTTCTTCTTGGCTTCTTTCACGAGAATCGCGTGCAGCCTGCGCACGTCCCGTGCGTCCATCCCAGCGTACCGAAGATACACAGGATCGTCGGACGGGATGATCCGGAAACCCTCACCGATCTGCGCCTGTGTCAGCTTGGCTTCCGGCTTCTTCCCCAGAAGCTCCCGGAAACGGGCGTGGAGGGCATCCTCAGCCTCTTGGAGCTCCGGGCCGATGTACTTGGTCACCAGAGACTTCAGGTCGAAGGGGTCCTTCTTGGCCTCTTGTTTGTCCCGAGGCCAGATCAAGCTCGCCAGAGTGAGGGTGTCCTCGTTCCTGTCGGAGATGTCAATGCCGAAGTGCATCCACACTGCGATGACATCGGCATCGTTGTGGCTGACAAAGTAGCCCGATTCCAGTACGAGTCGGGCCGCCTTCTCGTCAACAGGGTTGTCCATGTCGAAGATGACAGGGCCATCTCCCTTGTCCATCTGCACCAGCCGAAGGCGCCAGCCCGGCGACCAATAGTCGAGCCCTGTAGATTCGGTGTCAAGGCCGATGATGTCCAATGTTGCCTCCCTTCCGTAGCGGAGGTGGGATTTGAACCCACGATCTCTGGCTTATGAGGCCAGCGGGGACGACCGAGCTCCCCTACTCCGCGCTGTGAGGCGTGCCGCTTACGAGTTACGGTCGCTTAGCCCCGTTCTAACAGACGGGGTACCTCTGGTGATACTAGCGGGTGGTCTGTGGGTCAGTCACCCGCAGCCAGCCAGGACCGGGGTCCGTGGTCTCCCACGTGGCGGTCACAGGATCTCCCAGGTTCGCCGGGGGCTGGTAGAAGTACCCCGGCTGGAACACCTCCGTGATGGAGGCACTCGGAGGAACCTTGATCCCGGTGGTGCCCAGCACCATCAGACCCGAAGGGTCCTGGTACCAGAACTGATCGGTGTTGATGGTGAAGGTCACCTCGAACGCGGTCAAACTCATGGGCACTCCTTTTCAAGACCGTAGGGCCACACATCCGGACCGGCTTCCACCTCGGCCACCGCCATGGCCACAGGCCATGTCTCGAACCCGCCGACGAACGTCCACACCTCGTGGCCGAGAAGCACCAGCTTGCGCTGGACAACCCAGGAGTCGTGGAACTTCCGGACTCTAACTTCGGGGGTGGACATTTACACGCACCCATCCACGGGCCACAGGGACTTCCTCGAACCAGTGCACCTCACGAGGTCCAGCACCCTCCCGCCGCTCGTCCGGGAGCGACATGTCGATGAAATACCCCGGCTCAAAATCGGGCTTCTCACGGATCTCGAACTCTACAGCAGCGTACGGAATCCTGTCTCCGGAGACGTAGCCCTCCCAAGAGGACCAATAACCCCCGTCTTGGGAGGTAATAAAGAACCTGTATTGAAGTGTCACGTCCAAATCCTCCAACCGAAATGTCCAATAAGCCACACGGCCAGCACAATGAATCCAGCGGTAAACGCATAGTGTGCGAAGGTCCAGCTGGTGAACGACTGTCCCGGCTTGTACAGGTCCTCCATCCTCCAGATGGAGTCCGACAGGGTGTTCTCCGGATGGCCGGAGAACAAGGCGATAAGCTCCGGCACGAGGAAGCTCGTGATGGAGACGAGGAACCAGATCAACCAGTAACGTGCCATGCTTACACCTTACCGCGACCAGAGGTCGCTGTCAAGAGGGAAGACCAAGATTGTTATCCGCCCCGGTGGGGCGGTATAGATGGTAAAAAGGGATAGGTGGAGAATACGCCCTATTATCCCACGCCGCAGGTCAGAAGCATCTGCCCAGGTCAGAGGTAGTAGGAAATATCCCCCTGCGATAGGAGGAGTTAGCCGGGGCTCTCGCCCGCCCCCGAAGGGACCCCACGGTTCATTCCGCACTGTAGGGATGGTCCCGGCACCGCCGGAACATGTAGGGTTGACAGAAATTTTTTCCAGTGGTACCCTGTGGGCATGACACAGGATGAACTGATCAAGACCTACTGGGCGGACATCGTCCGCGTGACCGGCTACGAAGCCTACCGCTGGCGGGTGGACCAGGGGGATGTCGACGACATCCTCCAGTCTACCCTCCAGTCCCTCTACGAGTCCCCGGTGCACCTGGAGGGTGCCCGGGACGTGGAGTCTCTCTTCATCGGATCGGTCCTCACTCACGTCAAGCAAGTCCTTTGGAGGTACCGGGGGTTCCGGTCCAATGGAAAGATAGTGGGGAGGGTTCAGCTGGACAACGAGTCCTCTCCCGTAGGGCTGTTCCAGCCCCTGGAATCGGAAGGGTCCAAGATGATCGACGATAGGATGCTGCCGCTCATGCCTTCTGCTGAGGACGAGTACTTCCACGAGCACCGCTACGACGCCCTGTGGGCCAACGTGGACGGCCTTGGGGGCCGCCAGGCTGAGGCGGTAGCCCTGCGGTACCGTGAGGCCCTCAGCGTGGCTGAGATCGCCGCACAGATGGGTCTGACTGAGCTCCAGGTTCAGCGGGCGGTGTCGGAGGGGCTTCGCAAGCTCAGGCAGAAGCTCAACCCCGGGCAGAAGAGCTACCCCCGGGCCAAGCTCAACGAGAACCGCAAGGCGGCGGCGAATGGCTAGAGATCTAGTGCCTCCTCACTTCAGCTACTCCTCGCTGTCCAGCTACATGCAGTGTGGACGTCGTTACTTCTTGGAGAAGATCGCAAGGGTTCCCGAGATCCCCTCGTGGTGGTTCGTGGGCGGCCGTGCCGTCCACACCGTGACGGAGATCTACGACTTGGAGCCGAAAAAATTCCAAGAAAGTGGTCTAGACCATTTATGGCAGGAAGTCTTCAACGCTGAGGTCGAGGAGCAGAAGCGGAAGTTCCCCGACGTCTCGATCTGGCGGGCTGCTGGCAAGAAGAAGGCCAAGCCCGATGGTGAGGACTATCTGGAGTGGATGGACCTCGGGCCGAAGTTCGTGGCCAACTACATCTCCTGGCGGGAAGAGAAGGCCTGGCAGATCTGGGACGGCGCCATCGCCGGGTATGACCCGGAGACGGGCTCCTTCGAGCCCTACGGCCCCGCTGTGGAGCTGTCGCTGGACTTCGACATCGCCGGATGGAAGGCCAAGGGTTCCGTTGACCGGGTTTACGTCCACCCCAATGGGGAAGACCTGATCGTGCTGGACCTGAAGACAGGCTCCCGGATGCCGGACAATGATCTCCAGCTCGGCCTGTACGCGGTTGGCCTGGAGGTGCAGTACGGAGAGAAGGCCCGGTGGGGAGCCTTCTACAACCCCCGGCAGAACAGGATGAGCACCTTCTACGATTTGTCCTCCTACACGGTTGACAGCATCGGGGAGATGGGTGTAACATTCAAGAGAGCGGTACAGAACAAGATCTTCCTGCCTCACAAGTCGGCATTGTGCAATTACTGCCCCGTTAATCAGGGTTGCGCCGCCTTCGGCGGCAAGGATGCAGGTCTTTACACGATTGAGAAGGTGCTTAATGGCTAAGTATTTAGTGCCTCTCTACGCTTCAATCGGTCGTTGTATTGAAGTTGAGGCGGACTCCCCCACTGAGGCGGCAATCGTGGTGTGGGACAGTGATGAGTGGGCTAACATCGGTAGCCTCTGCTGGCAGTGCGCGCGTGAGGTTGGCGATCTGGGTGATTGGGAAATCGACACTGAAGGGGTAGAGGAAATTCATGGCTGAAATCATTTACCGTCTCCCGGGCAAGGAGCAGTACAGCTACGCAGAGGTCAAGCTGACCGATGATGAGCTGTACGGCCCGGACGCTCTCGACGTCCAGGACCTCCTCGCCAAGGCTCTCTCTGAGCTGAACGCAGCGTTTCCGAACGCAACGGGCTCTCCGAGTGTTTCTGGCTACCAGGGACAGGCTGCTGGCCCTCAGGCTGGCTCCGGACACACCTGTGCCCACGGCGAGCGTGTTTACAAGAGCGGCACCAGCGCCAAGGGCCCCTGGGCCGGATGGATGTGCCCGAGCAAGGACCGGAACAACCAGTGCAAGCCGGAGTGGGAAGGCAAGTGACGTCCCTCCGTTCTAAGATAGTCCAGGAGGACTGATGGAAGAGTCGGACAACGAAGTTGTCATTACACTGGAATATCCTTCCGGAAAGTACCGGGGGCACTCGGAGTGGCAGAGTAAAGCAGAATTGGCCATTGATGTTGTCCGGGCTATTATGGAAGGCCAGCGGGGTTTTGTGACTGTAACGTCCACTTACGTGGACCAGGAGGACTAGTGCTTTCTCTCGCCAAGACGTTGCAGCAGGAAGGAAACCGTGGAGAGGCCCTTCCTGATCCGTTCAAGAGCTTTCCTGCGAACGGTATCCGCTTCCGTCGAGGCAGTCTGTGCATGATCGCGGGCGTGCCTGGGTCCTACAAGACCCAGCTCGCCCTCGCTCTGGCTGACACCTGGAAGGTGCCCACGCTGTACATCTCCAACGACAGCGATGAGACCACCGTGGCCAGTCGTCTGATCGCCCGCAGGATGAGGGTAAGTACAGAGCGGGTAGAAGAGCGGATGCACGCAGACCCGAAGTGGGCCAGCGCCCAACTGTCCGATATAGATCATATCAAGTGGAACTTCAACCCGAACCCCACCTTGCCAGAGGTCGAGGAAGAACTTCAGGCCTTCAACGAGATCTTCGGTCTCCCTCCGGCCTTGGTGGTAGTGGACGTTCTCATGCGGATGAACTACATGGAGGACAGCGAGCACAGTACGGCCCTGCGGATCGTGGACTACTTGGCGGGTGTGGCACGAGACTACTCCGCCTGTGTGATCCTGGTGCATCACGCGAGCGAGGGGGTGCCGGGTAACCCGGTGCCTCCCCGCTCCGCGATCCTCCAGAAGGTCTCGCAACTGCCGAGCCTCATCCTGAATGTGGCTCCTATGCCGTGGAACGGGGACCTGGCCATCTGCGCGGTGAAGAACCGGCACGGAAAGCAGGATCCCTCCGGAAAAGACTTCTTTTCCCTTAAAGCAGATCCCAGTCAAAACTGGTTTGAGGATCACGAATGACTAATACAGCGATCAACAACAAGAAGTATGGATTCAACGCAGAAGCGGAGCTCCTTCAGTACCTTCGAGGATTCGGGTACAAGGCAGAACGCCTACACCTGGTAGGTACTGAAGATGAAGGCGACCTGTTCGTCCCCTATTCCAATCTGGACCAGGGCGGGGATGAGTACTACTTGGATGTTCTTATCCAAGTCAAGACCTTCTCCATCCGCAGTGCCAAGGGTGAGGAGCGCCCGTTCAGCCCTACGAAGCTCAAGAACTGGCTCCGGGACCTAGATGCCCAGCGGGCCCACTATGCGGCTCACAGGGGCCTCTCAGAGCTTCCTGATGGCGTCCTGGTGGTCAAGCCGAAGAACTGGTCGTGGGACGACGCTCTGGTGATCCGCCGACTGAAGGACTGGGTGGAATGATCAGAGCAGTCCTCGCCCACTACGGTCTAGATGTGCCAGACCGACCAATCTGGCAGTCAGTACGCTGTCCTTTCCACGGAGATGAGCACTCCAGCGCGTCAGTATTGACATCCCATCCAGTCAAGAAGAACGGATGGTTTGAATGCCACGCATGTGGTATTCGAGGTGATGCCCTTGATCTCATCAAAGACCAGGAGGGGGTAAGCTACAATGTTGCTGTCGCAAGAGCAGCGGAAATTGCTAGAGACTTCGGCGAGGAAGTACAACAGCAGCCTGTGGAAGGTCGCAGACTACCTGGAGGAGCGTGGACTGGATCTGGGGTTCGCGGACGACAATCTCCTTGGGTACGTAGATGACCCGCTACCAGGACAGGAGCAATTCCGTGGACGACTCAGCATCCCCTATATCACCCGAAATGGTTGCGTCAATCTTAAATTCCGCCGACTCGAAGAGGACGGCTCGCCGAAATACCTCAACCTCCCGGGGTTCGAGACGAATCTCTATCTGGTTGACAACTTCTTCTGTTCAACGGACTTTATATGTGTGGCCGAAGGTGAGCTGGACGCGCTCTCCCTCCACATGGCAGGACTTCCATCTATCGGTGTACCTGGTGTCAAAGCGTGGAAGTCGTTCTATCGCCGTTGCTTTGACGATTACCCGGTGGTTTACGTGTTTTGCGATGGGGACGAACCAGGAAAGGACTTTGGTTCGTTTCTGGCACGGGAGATTAAGGCGCGGCCGATTCACATGCCGCAGGGAGAAGATGTAAACAGTATGCTCGTTCAGGAGGGAGCACAATGGCTGAGGTCAAAGATCGAAAAGTAGACACCAAGTGGTACGTGTCCGGCCCCATGCGGGGCCTTCCGGACATGAACTTCCCCCGGTTCCGCGCGGTAACCGCCTTCCTGCGGGCCAAGGAAGGGCAGGCCGTGTGGAGCCCTCACGAGGCCCTGGACGGGGCGCAGGATGCCACGCTCAACGAGTACTTCGCCGAGGACTTCCCGGCCCTCCTGGAGGCTCACAGCATCGTGTTCCTGCCTGGCTGGCAGAACAGCGCGGGGGCGAGGATCGAGTACCTGATTGCCAAGGAGCTCGGCCTGAAGATGCACCTGGCCATCTTCGTCCAGCCGACGAACAGTGATGAGTACGTGCATGACATCGTGGGTATGCTCGACAGGGATGTCCCGGCAGAGCTGGAGGCGGGCGCTATCGTCCGCAACGGGGAGCGACAGGCCACCTACGGACACCCGAACCAGGACTTCTACCGGACAGCGGCTCTGTGGAAGGGCCTCAGCATCGCCAAGAGTGTCGACCCCGCCGACATGGCGCTGGCCATGGTCTGTTTGAAGCTGTCCCGCCTGAAGGGCACTCGTGGCCACCAGGACTCGATTGTGGACGCGATTGGATATCTGATCTGCTACCAGAGGATTGTGAGTGGACAATGACTCTTGTTCTGAAGAAGGTTCGCGGGCAGTCCGCACTATTCGTGTTTGAGTACGACAACGGGCAAAAGAAGGTGGTGTGGCACGTGGATGGCAATGACGTAGAGCCTTCGACGCTTTTCGACATTCTGGACTCCTTGGGGGGTCCTCTCCCCGCTACTCAGCCTGCTATCCCGCACTGGATTGATACGCACCCGACCTTTGTCCAGCCCCCGCTTTTCGACCTCCCCAACGAGGGCGCAGCGGCAGCCGATAAGGCTGCACGTGAGGAGGAGCAGCGGCTCATGAACATGGGGGCGGCTCTGTCCAAGGGGATCAACATGGGGCCGACTGATATTCCGGTGTTCAATGGAGAGGCAGGAGACGACCTCCCGCCGGTCAATTGGGAGCAGTGATGTCTAAGCGCACGCGCACCGCTCTA